AAAGATAAAAGAATTGAATCCCAATCAGTGATTGGTTCTGTGAGTGTTCCTGTGTTAATTTCAACTGAGTCTTGCTGTAACTCTGCCCAAGGTTTAGATGCTTGCCCAACAACATCTTCAATCGTGTCATCAATTTCAATCCCATGTCTTAATTTGTAATCTTCTAATGCTTTCTCGGCTTCTTCTTTAGTTTTGTAATGACCTAAAGTTTTATAGCCATCTGTCCTGCCAGTTCTTGCTCGATAAGTCCCATTATCACGCTTTTCAACCGTGCCATAACTTCGGACTTCCTTCACAAAATTCTCCCTTTACTGACTTTGATTAGATGCCTTACATCTTCCACATCTAACTGACCAAGGGCGCGTAACGAACTCAGCGAGTAGTCTTTTGCATCGCCAGCATCTTGGTTCACTATCTAATTGTGAACCCTTACCGTAAGGATTTGGTGTATTCTCCATGGGTGTGTCTAAAGTTCAACATGACATCTAAAGTTGGATGAGATAATAGGTCGGCTATTTTTATCAACACCCATCGGCATAACAGAACCAACTGGTTCAATCCTTAAAACGCTCAAACTATTTATTGATTGATTAGCAACTGCTGACAATAAAATACGAGCACTATCTGCTGCATCTCTGGCTGTTTGATAATCGTCTCTTGTTGCTCTGAACAATAATTGAACTGAAGGTTTATCAATTTGAATACCTGCTGTTCCCATAGTAAACATCGGTGCTAAACCTTCGTATTCAAAAACACCAATACACACATCTGGGGATTCAGGAAGGATACCAAGAAAAATATTTGTTCCTAAAGTGCCTTTGTTGTTAGTTTGTAAGTATGTGCCAACGGCTTCAAGAATAGTGCTCACTTAGGCAACTCATTTCGTATCATATTATTTATTCTAATCGTTAAATTCCTAACAATTACTGGAACTTGACGATAAAGGGGGGTTTCTAAATACTTGGCTTGGGTTGGTGCATCGTGTCTAGCATAAAGATTTTCATGAACATATAAAGCGTAATGTGCAGCAGAACCACCATAGGTGACACGAACAAAAACCCTATTGTTCTCTCGTCTCGGAGCGTGAACAAAACCTGATGCCCTTAAAGCACCTGTATCAACAGGAACAAGTTTTTGTGATTCATTGAAAATAACATTTGCTTCTTCATAAATTGATTTTTCAAGAATATTAGGCATGTGACTTGGGATTCTTTTTAACGCATTAGCCAACAACTGAATTTCCTCAGTATTGATGTAAAAATCTTTACGAATAGTTGCCACTATTTACCAAACTTTATGGATGTATGATGGTCGCCATCTTCATCTTTCATCTGGTCAATCGCATAAATAATTGCTTTAGATAAGTCAGGCAAGGTCATAGTGCTAGTCAAATTAACATTCAACAAAGGACCTTCTGTTAAAAATTTTCCTGTAACAGAAAACTCACGCTTATCCTCTGTACGAGCAACCTCATCATCATAAATTAGGCGACCAACTTTTGTGTACGCTGTGCCATAACTTCTTTTACCGTAATTGTCGAAAGCCGTACCATTAGTAAAACTGCAAGTATCTGTCATCAACTCATCGAATGCTGGGTCAAAAACCATGATTAGTCAACCGTATCTGAATCTAAACCATTTCTCGGATTATCGAACTCACCAAGATAAAAGTCTGTGGTTGGAGTGAATGGGTCACGATTTTCTGTTGATTGAATTGCTTGAGCATTGATTGTCGGTGTTGGTGGCGATAAACGCATTCTTTGTTCAAACAATGATTTAGCCAAGGCACGATATTCTTTTGCTTTGTTTTGGAAAGATTTTGAGATAGAAATATCTCCAACTGTTTTAGAAACATTGTCAGCATCACGAGTGAACCTTGATGCAATAACTTCAGCGCCACCTCTTGCTGCCTCGTAGGTACTTGTCCATGTGGCAATTAAATATGAAATTTCTTCGTCTTGTAATAGAACATCTGTTGAATCTGTGTCATTAAGTAAAAATCTAATAGCATCACGCTGACTGGCAGAAGGTGTACCAGAATATGTAAAAGTCATAATTCTCCTCTATTAAATAAGGGGGCGAGCATTTCTGCCCACCCCCTCAATTTTAGTTGCTAATTAAGCAACAATAGTGTTCCAGAAGTAGCCTAAATCTGCTCCGATAACTTTGTTATCGAATGCCATTTCTGCTTCAACTCTGGATGCACGGATTGAATCCATACGGAATTGTGAAGTTCCGATAACTTGACCTAATCCTCCAGAAACACCTGTCCATGAGAAGGTGTAACCAGCAGAAGGGGTCATCAAGCCCGGAGTTGGTGCGACATGGCAAAGCATTGCTGTTTTACCTGTTGCAAATCCGTAGGCTTGTGTAGCACCTTCAGCATTCGTTGCTTTAATTGCTTTTGAAACAATTACGCGAGGAATGTCAAACATTGCAGCAATCATATCTGCTGTAATTGTTTGTGAAGAGGTGTACTTGATACGGTCAACTAAATCTGGGTGATTCTTGAGTTGACGGAACACTTCGTAACCTAATACAAGAGTGTTTGCTTCCATACCTGTGTTTGACAAGATTTGGGCTTTGCCTGCTTCTACATCTTCGATTGGGTCTGAAGAAGTGTAGTTGCTCCATTGGGTTGCAGTTTGACCATAAGTGGCTGTTCCTGCTGTTCCTGCAATGGTTGTTCCCCAAACGCCTGCGCTCATGAAATCAGTTACGAATTGTAATTCTCTACGGAGTAATAATCTGTGAGTTACAAATTCGGCTGCTTCACGAAGTGGGTTTAGAGGTGCATCAGCGTTGGCAACAATCTGGTCTGGAACATCCTTGTGGAATGCCCAAACATCTGCACTGTAAGTGTCAGTTGAAAGATTGTAACCTCCACCAGCAGATTCGGTTGCTGGTGCTCTTCTTTGTGCTTCATCTCTGAACCAGTCGTTCTTGGTGTAGGTGAAGAACTTGTCGCTCTTCTTGTCTACTGGAATTACTGGGAAAACTTTATCGGCAATAAAGTTATCACGGTCTTGCATGTAAGCGATGCTAATGTTAGTAAGAATCGCATCAACATGCACATCATTTAATGTTGGTTGTGCCATTTTTAGTTAACTCCTTATATCGCTTTAGTTGGGGTAGCGCAATTTACAAGAACTGTAAATAAATCGTTTGCTGCTGAGGCTTCGGTTAATGCAACACCGAAGAAACGAGGAATTGATGCTCCTGCTGTTCCTGATGGTGTTAATGCAGAACCTTTACCTGTTGCTGAAGTTCCAACAAAAGCACCGTCTGTGATTGCTCCTCCTGCAACTAATTTTGACCCACCAATAACAAGAACTTCTGCTTCTTGTCCTGATGTTGGGTCATTTTGTAAAACTCCGATTGCTGTGTCAGTTACAGCAGTAATTGCTGCTGCGTTTCCACTTGAATCAAGTTTTACGAAATTGTACTGATTTGTGGAAAGGTCTGCTGCTGCTACGAGAGTGACCTTAACCGAATAATTACTTATTTCGTATGCCACGATTTAAGCACCTTTCTCGTTGAGATATTGTGAATAAAGTTCAGGATTTTGAACTGCAACTTGTGCAATTCCTGCTTCTACGGAAGATGCTTTTCCTGAATCAACCATAGACTTTGCCATCATGGTCATGCGACCATAAGCATTATCTGGGGCTGCATTGATAGTGCTACCAATTTCAGCGAAAATGTTTGCTGATTCTGCTTGAGCATTCACTGATGTCAAGATGTCTTCAACTGATTTTGCTAATTTGGTGTCCAAAGAATTTAATTGGCGTAAAGATTTGCCAACAAATTCTGCATCAAGATTTAGATGAGACCATGCTTTTGCTTTTTCGATTGCTTCTGCATCGGCTTTAGCATCGCGTTGCTTTTGCAACTCAATCATTGCTTCGTTAGCCTTTGATTCTGCATATTCTTTTGCTTTTCGCAAATCTTCAACCATCTTGATTACTGCTTCTGGGGCAGACTTTAGAACTTCTTCATCAGAAGATGCTTCAACTTCGGCTACAACTGCTTCGACAGGAGTTTCAACTACTGTTTCTGCACTAGCCTCGACTGTTGCTTCGTCTTTAGGGGTTTCTTCAGTTTGCTCTTTTACAGTTTCCTCCATAGGGGAGTCCTCTCTGTTGAGCGATTCATCAAGTACCCTCTGAACATCTGACTCATCGGCTGATTTCATAACTAACCAACCTTCTGTCAAATGAGCAGGGTGGTCAACACCTGATGTTTCTTCTATTGAAAGATTGACCATTTTTCTGGCTTTTGCCAAAGTATTGCCCTCCTACATAAAAAGAAGTTGTCGCACATCAAAATGCGACAACCCACGGGTCTCGATATTAGGATATTAGCACAACTTGGGTTATGTTTTTATTTTTATTGCAAATTTTGAACTTTAGATATTGCCATAATTAAATTTCGTTCCGTTGCACCTAAAGTTGGTTGGTCATCAGCCCAAAATTTTGCACCCATGAACTGATAGTCGTCTTGTGACATTGAACGCCAAACAAAATATGCTTTACGATTTGGTTCACGCTTAATAAGAAACCCAAAGAATCCGGGTCTTGTTTCTATTCTTTCGCAACTAATTCCAGTGCTTGCCAAGACTGCCATAGTGTCATCGATGACAGTTTTCATTAAAATTACCCTAACTGGTCGTACTCCGTTGGTCCTCCATTAAGGATAACAATAGGTCTTCTCCTAACCCTCCCTTTAGAAACAGAAAGTTTTATATCAATTTGGTCATAAGGAATGTTTTCTATAAGTTTTAAGAACTGGGGGTCAAGAAGTTGCTTAACCCACGCTTGAACAAAGGCTGGTTGATTAGTTGAACTCATTATTCATCCAAATCAACATACATGCGCTCAGCGCGACCACCGATTGAATAACCACGGATTTCACCTTTTTTAATTTTATCCCAAGCCCAATCATCCCAAATCACACCAAGGAAAACTGTATTCTGAGGAAAATTAACTGGTTGTGTTGTACCATCTGCCTTCAACATAGGTACTTGTGTTTGATAAGGCAAAGTCATAATTTCAACCCATTCACCTGCAACCACATCACGATTATGTTGCAATCTAATTCTTCTGTCACCTGATTGAACATATTTCCAAACTGCTTGTTGCAACTCAGTCTCGTCTGTCCATTCATTGTGGGCATCCATTGTGTTTGGAATATACATAGGTCCAAGTGTGAATCTTTTTTCGTCAACTGCTTTTGACACATCAAAACTTTGAGATATTTGTTTTGTTTTCTCGGCAATCTCTGGTGCAATCTTGAGCAACTCGGCTTCTTCAACCTCGTCTATATCAATGTTGCCACTTAGGAGATGGTCAAAAATTTGAGGTGAGGAATCAACCCATTTATTTGTTTCCCATCTTTCCTCAATAAATTCTTCGTTAACATTGTCAATTAAAAGCCTGTAAATTGCTATAACTTTGTTATCAATATTTTTGATAAAAAATCTGTACATGTCACCTTTTTCTTTATTGAACTCAGCAGACTTTACAAAGAAAATTTCA